AAGCAGCTTGTTCTTCAGCCATTAATTTTTTTGTATGAGTATTTAGATTTTTTACTTGCGCAGAATTTTGTTTAGCAAGCCTGACCGTATTTCCAACGCTTGGTTTTCCTGAACAAGGGAAGTGATCAAACCTTTTTCCGTATCTGTTAGAGTACGCTTTAAGGTGTTTTCAATTTCAAATATTTTGGACTGCACCAACCGTTCGTCGGAGTTTAATTTAAGCAGGGTATTTTCCTGACGAAGCTGATCTAGTTCCTTAGCAAAGGTCGGACCTTTTGAAGCCTTTCCAGCCGCATTTGATGAAAGGTCTTTACCTACTGCACCGAGGTTCGCTTCGGCTTGCTTTCTTTGTATATCCTCAAGTTGCTGCTTTGCTATCCGCTCTTGGGCTTTTGCCTCGGATAATTTAAACAACGTGTCCACAGTATCACCGACGACATTGGTATTATCAAAGCCATCCTTAAAAGCATTCCCGACCACCTTACCAAGTTCGGCCGCACCGCCTTTTGAAGCGTTCTCAAGTCGTGATAAAGTCACCGAGCCAATACCTTCAAGGCCAACTGCTTGAAGTACGCCTGACAGTGCCCCTGATATCCTGTTGATACCACTCTCAACCAAACCAATCGCCCCATTCAAGGCACGGGTGAAAATATCTTTAAAGGCATTCGGTAAAAGCCCAAAGGAGGCGACAATAGCTTTGTACGCTCCGACAAAAATCCCTATCAGTCCATCTGCACCCCTAGCACCTGCACGCACAATCCCCTCAAAGCTGAGTTCAACCCCGCCAAACTGCGAAGCGGCTTCGTCGTTTATCAATACGAATGCGGCCTGCCCTACCTCGGCAAAGAATTTCGCACCTTCCGCAAGTGTATCAAATACGGCACTACCAAAGTCCTGAAGCGTCACGAGACTGCCTGCGCTTATTGTTATTTGATCACCAAACGCAACCAAGGCCGACGTCGCAATCAGTGCCGCTGTCGCCAGTGCCCCGATAGGGTTCGCGGCTATGAGAACGGCAAGGGTTTTCATACCTGTTACCGCTGCCCCGATTGCCTGACGAGCAAATACGACCCCGAGAACAATGGATACCGCGCCGATAATTCTGCCGAGGGTTTCCATGTTATCAGCAACCACCAAGATAATTCTAGCAAGGGCTTCGCTTGCCCCTGTAGCCGTATTTAGATTTCCTAAGAACTCTATGAAGCTGTTTTTCAAAACCCCTAACGACTGCCCTATAGTGGGGATCGTAGTGGCAAACTTTTCGGCCAATTCTTCCCGTGCGTCTTTAAACGATTCTAGGATGATATCGGCTGTAATCTTACCTTGTGTTCCGAGCTCACGCAGTTCGCCCCTTGTTATGCCAAGCCCTTTCGCAATAACATCGGCAACGGCTGGCAACTGTTCCAATACAGAACGAAGTTCGTCGCCACGTAGTGCGCCACTTGCCAAACCCTGTGACAACTGTATGAGACCCGCTTGACTTTCTTGTGCGCTGGCTCCAGATAGAATGATAGCTTGGTTCAGACTTTCCGTGAAATTCAAAGTCTCCTGTTGACTTGTTCCAAGGTCTTTCAGTGCCAAGGCGGTTCGGGCAAATACCTCGGCAGTTCCTTCAAAGGATGATCTGGTGCGGTTGGCAATTCCAAACAACTTCTCTGTGACAACATTCAATCCCCCTACACCAGTCGTCACCAGTCTTAGGCGGTTTTGTAGGTTGGTGAATGTGTCGACGAGACGAACTAATGCTGTCAGGGCTGCGCCGCCTGCAACTACACGGAGAAGCCCTTGCAATTTACGCAAGGCATTTCCTGCCACGTCTGCACCCTTACCGATATTCTCGATATTTCTCCGGACAACCCGTGCGCCCTTTTCACTAACGACAATGTCAATTCTTTCAGTTGTCATCTCGTAATCCTTGCTCCCCTAATGGCACTGACGGCAACCTGTACCGCCTTTTCAACGAAATTCGCTGGTGCTTGCGCACTTGTACCATTATTCAAGTCGCTTATGTAAGGGACATTATTTGAAATGAAGATATCCTGCCCGCTTTTACGTGCTGCGATAACCCCTTGCCCTTGGGCTATAGCTCCGGAGGCATTACCGCCCTCTGAAAGCCCTAACTTACTTCCGGGAGCATAGGGTTCGCGTTCTGATAGGGCAGGGCTGCCAAGGCTCACGATCCAATTAGAACGAGCGCGACCTTCATCAACTGGTGTGGATAATACAACGGTCTGATCGGCTACGAGTGCAACTTGGCGGGTCAGCTTGTCGGTGTTCACCTCAACCCGCTTACCTACTGCACGAATTCTTCGTGAAAACTGCGATAATGAGTTTGCCATTGTTGCGCCCTCCAGCCTACTTGTTTTTCATGAACTTTAAATACTCTCTGTCCATTTGTTGTATAAAGAAGTGCATGTCTTCAGTCTGCTCTTCACATAGCCCTACCATAACACAATATTGTCGGATTGAAATCCAAGGAATTTCTCCTAAACTCATTCCGACGACTCTGCAACTGCAAAGGCTAAAAAATGCTTCAAAATAAAGCTCCAGTCCCTGCTTTAAAATAGGGGCATTCGCTATCCGTTTTGGTATAGGCAAGCCCTCGCGGGCTACGTTCTTAAGGATAAACTCTTCAACACCACCTTGCTCAAGTGCATACACAAGGCAGTCTATGAGTTTTTTGCTTCTTCCTCTAGCATAACTGCGCGAAACAGTGAAGCCTTTGAAGCCTGATCTTGGATATCTGTGAAGATGTCTGGGAAATCTGTGAAGACTTTAATCACATTCTCAACCGTGAATGGTACGGGTGCGCCTGCTTCGTCAAAGTCAACGCCTTGCACAAAGTCACCATTCTTGTCCTTAACATGCCAGTTCAGAACGACTGCCTTAGCATAGACTTCACGTAGGATTTCCTGTGAGCGTTCTTCTGGAAGGGTTTCCGTTTGTATCATGCGGCGGTACGGCTTGGTCACGGCCTCTGAGATATTCTTGAATCTTTGGTTGCCTCCACCCGCACGGGCTACAGTAACCTTGAATTTTCCGTAATCAATCTCAATGCCTGATTTTTCTAAAGTGGTGTCAGTCTTAAAAGCATCATAAACGCTCATGGGTTTTTCCTTTTCTATGGTTCTATGGTTCTATCTTTCCCTACGCACCTGTCGGCAAATAGTGGAAGAATGTCATCAACAACGTATGGTTCAGGTTTGTGGCGTCAATCTTCGCCCCTGTAGCCGCTTCGTGTGTAATTGGTAAAGTAATCGGCTGGTCTTGCTCTACGTTGGCACGACCGTCCCCTAGCGCAATAAGCGGCAAATCAACGACGATACCTTTGTTATCTTTGACAATGGCAAAGTCTAACGTGATATCTGAGTTGTTGCGCACGGCCTGCACCGCTGTCACATTTGAAAAGTATGCTGTCATACTACCACTCACGGCAAACGTACCAGCGGTCACGTCAAACGCACCGAGGACAGAGATTGCCTTGTTTGGTGACACATTGTTATTGATGACCAGCGTCATGTCTGTCACAAAGGCAAATAACGGGTCAGGGGCTTCGTTTGTGTCACTGACTGCGGATAATTTAATTCGACTAAAATCACTGGACGTATTAAAGGCATCGCTGTCAACCAGCGTCGGGCGTGTACCTGCCTTAACTCCTGCCGCCCCTGTACGCTGTTCGTGGTCTGTGGAAACGAAACTGAGGTCGCATGTAATTTTATCCGCTTGGTTAATGGCAAACGTCAACTCGTTTGGAATTGAACCCACCAAGTATTCAGACTGGATTTGTGCGGGAGAAGCATCATCAGGCGCACCGAGTGTTCGTTCAAGCTGATACGAACGGCGCACAATGTTTGAACCAATTTCGTTCTTGATCACATCCCCGTAATAAATTTGAATTGAAAGTCCTGTGCCTGCATTGTTATCGTCTGTTCCGTCATCAGTTGTCATGGCTGCTACGGATTTATCTAAGACGATTTCATTGGCTGTGATTGAACGGATTCGCTTAAAGCCGTTATTTTCTGCTTCAAAGAAAGAGCCGCTTGCTGTGCCGTCCCCGATATAAATCCACTGACCAGCTACAAGGCCGAGGGTTGTCAGGTCGGTTGTGGTATTTGTTAAAACTGGCAACGCTCCGGAGGCATCAATTTCAAATTCACCTGCACCACCTTCAAAGCCAACTGCTCGGATTGCTGCGGTTGCGGGCGGGCTACCTTCTGTCACAAGTTGTCCGTCTGCAACTTCAACACTGGTGTCAGAAACAATAGCTGTCACAACATTGACCGCGTTGTTTTCTGCATTTGTGAAATTAAAGCCCTTAATGATTGTACCTGCCACAAAACCAGCCGTGGAAGCCACCTCATATTCATCAGGGTTAGAGGAATCCACATCAACCGCTGTGACCAACTCATAGCCTTTTTGTCTTGTGTCTGCGAAGAAAAAGCCCTGCAAGATATCTTGGAGATTATCTTGGGTTAAGTCCATATTAAAACCACCTGAAGCATCAAGGTCAGTAATAACCCCTTTCTTTCTTTGGCGGCTGTCGTTAATGGGGTTTCTGGAGAGTAGTGTTAAGTTACCTCCGAAATCTGAGTACGAGTTAGGTTCAAGCGGATACCACACGGCTGATCCGTTTGCTACACCAATGGAAGTTTCTTCGGAGTACCGAAGCCCTGTCACATTACTGTCAATCTTGTTTACCTGTGCCATAATCAATTCTCCTTCGACAATGCTGCCATGTTAGCGTAAAATTTTACCATTGACCATCAAAAACTATTTGACCTGATCAAACTCCAAATCGGCTATAAAATTAGCCTGTTTAAATTCACCACGGTCTCCGATCTGAGTGTACCGTACATTCCTAAACCAAACGCCGTTCGGGGTGGCTTCCCCTTCAAATCCGTCCAAAAGAACTTGCCCTAATTGCAGGCTCGTCGCCAACCCTTCAGCAATCGGCGTGAAAACTTGTACGACCAATATCCCCCCCGGGATCGTGACTGGGAAAC